AACTTGTGTTGTGACCCAAGCAAATCCACTAGCTCACGTACTTCAATCTCGCCGCCTGCCTGGCAGACTCGCATGACGGATCCAATCCAGTTCACATCTTTTTCCTCGGTTGTTTCACGGAACACGCCTTCAGGAATGACAATGGTATTGCCAACGGGCTGATCTGCATTCCGTGCCTTCTTCAAAATGCGATCCAGCCGTCCTTCCGATTCCTCCAGCAAATCCATCGTCCAGCGACTGAGTTCATCCAAGTGCAACTTGTGCCGTTTCCAATCGGCACGTCGTTTGGCAATGTCTTCCACAGCTTTTTCCAATTCACGAATCATTTCTGCACGGTCAAAGGCCCCTGAATCCGCTTTGCCATAATGCCACCAAATACGACACAGCGATAGGAGCATTTGAAAGAGACGACCTTCATCCTCTCCAGCAAACTCTTCAAAGCGATTCACGTAGATCATCATCTTATTGTCCTCAAACTCGGTGAGAAGTGACCCCGTGCTAGCCTTTCCTTGAATATCCGTGGTATTGCTCACCATGATTCCAATGTTGGAATTGGGATTCTCTTTCAAGTCCCGAATGAACTTGTCCACTTCCGCCTTTGGCACGACATTACCATACTGTTTGAGTTCCCACATGACGGCGTGACCTTCCACATCCATGACAAAATCCATTTCATGTCCAGTGCCGTTTAGTGCAGTTTGGCGCAGTGAAAAGCCAGAACAGATCCCATAAAATCGCCGCAGCTTTTCACCAAATACATCTTCAAAATCATTACCTTTTTGTTTGACGTTTGCATGGCGTTTTCCCAGTGTACTATGTAGTTTTCCAATCTCATCCGTTTGTTTCGTAATACTTTCGTATAAACGAGTATGGGCTGCCTCCATTTTATTTAGCTGGTCTTGTTTTGCCTCTACAATCTTCTCCATCATCAATTCCGTCCTGTTCACAGCATCTTGAATGTCCTTGTCACGAGATTCTTCTAGGAAACGACGGCGAACCTCTAGCGCTTCGTATTTCGCAGTCAGCCCTTCGTGATCCTTTTTCAAGAGGCGCAACTTCTCTTCCCATTCTTTGACACAGGAATCTCGCTCCGCAGCCTGACTGGCTTTCAAACGTTCATTGTATTCAGCGGCAATACGATCTTTTTCCATGGTAAGGGCATCAAGGGTACTTTGCAGACCACCAATTTGTTGTTGATAGGTGGTGCGAATGGTCTGGATTTCGCCATCTTTGAGTTCGGTAAGTTTTTTGAGATCGTCGGTGGAACGGGTGGTTTTGACGGATTGTTGTACCATAGATCCAATAAGGAGTGCCTCTTCCACTTCTTCCACAGTACCCAGGGTATATACACGTGGCACATCAAAATCATATCGGACATTAACATTGAATTGTTTCGTGGAAATTACACGACCAGGACGGGATAGCATCCTATTACTAATATAACGCAATCATCGTTTATGTTCTTTAATGATACCGTGATACACTTTATGATTGAGAATATAAAATATTTATATACCCATGTCATGATATTGCAATGACAATCTAATTTTTTCTTTTGGATAGTAGTATTTTTTCTTCTTTATTGTTATTCTTCTACCCCCATTCTTTCTTACTTTACATAATTCAGGTGTATTATCCATTTTTTCAACATCTATTACCCAATCACTGTTCTTAAATACTCCTTTTAAATAATATTCCATAAATGTTGTTATCCAATCCCTTACTAAACGACATCTATCATCTTTTGGCATTGAGTTAAAAAATTCTTCATATGTTTCAGATTCTTCATATAATTTCTTTATTTCTTCCAAATATTTCATTTGTGGTTGTGCTATACGAAGAAAATCATTGAATGATGGTTTGATAGTTTTATCCATTAATAATTCTTTTACACGTTCTCTATATGCCTTATGCATTACTATATCATGTTGATATGCATTAAAATTCTTTTCATACCATGTTCCACAATTAAATGCGATTGAAAAATAATATAATACTAATGGTCTTGCATAAGTTCCTCTCTTACGGAGACGTTTTTGATGTTTTTCCTCTTCTGTACCACATTCTATATTTGATTTATCTTCAAATATAAATTCTTTTATTTCTGGAATTACTTTATTTATATGACGCAACAATGTTTTTATCATTATTATTGTACCCTCTCCTCTTAATAATGGAGCCTTCAATGAACATTCCTCATCATATACTATTGTTGAAATCTTAGCATTATTAGGTTTACTATTATCTGTATATGATACAGATACATTGACACAATCTGAATAATGACCGCCTATTTGAAAATTACGACTATATAGTTCTCCTTCCGAATTATATAATGAATTATCTTTTATAACAAAACTATTTTTTCCTACATTTATAACTGTACTTATCATATATATATTAATTATATTTTTATTTATACTATTTATATTTTGTTAACTAAATAGGGATTTAAATATAATGAGAAGTAGAATAATCATGGATGCATCTAGTAAAAATAATTCTGGACTAGAGGAGCTCTCCGCATTTAAGAAGCGTCATGAAGAGTTAGAGGAAAAACTAGCGGTGTTACGATCACAACATGAAATGCTAAAAACAAATTATCGTGATTTGAAAACACAATATGCAAGGCTTTCTACACAAGCAATGAGATTACAAAGAAATAATACACGTGCGACGATTCATGAGAATGAAATATTTCTAGACAACCAGTATTTATCTACGCATAATTCGTTGGCTGCATCACGGATGCAAGAACTTACCCAACCACAACGGCAAACCTATCATATGATTACTGATAATATAGCGATTGGAGATGTCCAATCCGATTATGGTCCATTTGATATTATTATTAATGCAAACTTTATGGGTGAATCATTACAATGTAAACACCACGATATGACTACCAAAACAAATAATGGTAAACAAATTACGTATATTGCGATGTATGATAATATGAATGAGAAGGCATATATGAAAATGATTTTGCATTGTATGATACCTACACTTGTACATCATGTTAAGCGAAATCCACATATTAAAATTCTATTTCATTGTTATGCAGGAATTTCACGAAGTGGAGCATTTGGTGTTGCATTTATGGCTCATTTCTATGGAATGAGCTATGAGATGGCTCTTCAACAAATAAAGGAAAAAAGAGAGGTAGTAGATCCAAATCCTGGATTTGTGGAGGCAGTAAAGGAATATTTGGAGGAGATAAGGGAGGTGGAGTCTATGATAGTTGTCTAGTGGAGTAATCGCTAACACACCCCTCACCATTTATATTCATGAATATAAAGAATAGTGTAGACAATAGAATCAGAAACCATGTTCCGTGCTATCCTGTTGACCCTGCTCTCGCTCTATTTGTCTTCAGTAGAAGCGGTTAACCACACTCGCATCCACTCCGCCCCATGCGTGTCCTTTACAGTCTCCTCAGGCACGGGTTGCGCATGGATGTGTACCTATTGTGCCAACCAACTCGGCACGAATAACTATTATTTTACAGACAGTGTTTGCACGTACCAGACGGGTGGTTGTGCAGGAAATCCGATGGCAGGTCAGGTGTATACGTGTTGTGCTGCGTAGTGCTGCGTAGTGCTGCGTAGTGCTGTGTAATAAAAATAAACAGCCGCACGGTTATGTGCACATGTTTATTTTATTTTTTTATACGTATTACGCAATCCCCAGCGGTAAGGGTAATAATCTGATACTGTGTGGTATCCTCCTCAAAATCCAGCTTGCGAGCGACACGAGGTTTTTTAGATGTCTTCTCGGTCACTTTGGGCTTTGGCTTGAGCTTCTTCTCTTTCAACGTAAGTCCAGCAAATGCTTCTTCCATTATCGTAGTTGAATCAATATAACTATTTATTCAATTGCGATTCATCTTTATGCGCCCATGCCGTTTCAATTTTTTCTGCGCTTAGCGCTTAGCGCTTTTTAGAAAAAAGCTCCCAAAAATCCAGAGCGAATGATGGGTATATTAGTACTTATTGATAGTAGATATATCCAGTAGGGGGTGTGGGGGCAGAATGCCTCCACTTAGAAGTCCTTCTTAACATGCGCTTGTAGCACCTTCGTATTCATGTGTAGCACCTTCAAATCATGCAAGCGGTTGTGTTCCTCGTACTCTTTCATCAAGTGCTCAATAGTTTTGATGAGGTGGTCAATGGACTTCTTGTATGCTTCTACTTTGAAGTCGTAGCCCTTTGCATCTGCTAAGACCATCCATCCGAGTTTTTCAAAGACGGATTTGTACCAATGGTGCACACCATGGAAGGTGGCGGAGTGTTTAGGGAGTTTCATCGTCTTGCGATAGTCAATCTTGCCCATGATATACTATAAGATGAGATTTTATAATATCCAGATGCAATAGAGCATAAATACTTTTATAATATGTTATACTATAAAGGATAAATGAATCTTCCATTAGATGTGTTAAAGAATAGTACAAATCCCACCTACAAATTAGCAGATTGGTTGCCCAAAGATAAAATCGTTTCTAAATCTCTTTGTCAAAATCCACATCCACATTTGGCGGTATTCTTACAAGAAAATAGGGATAAAATAGATATAGTTACATTATCTAATAATCATAGCCCAGAATTGATTCCTGTTCTTGATGCGTATATGAATGATAACCGACATCATTTGGGACTTTTATGTGGAAATCCAAATGCGATTTCTATCATAGAAAAGTATCTGGAGATGGATCCTAAGTTGATTGATTTGTTGGATTGGTATCATTTATCTGAAAATCCAAATGCAATTCCTCTTTTAGAGAAACATCTGGACAAGATATGGTGGGTACGAGTTGCACGAAATCCAAATGCGATGCATATCTTAGAGAAAAACCTGGACATCGTAGATTGGTCGTCTTTGTCTGAAAATCCAAATGCTATTCCTCTTTTAGAAAAGCATATAGATAAAATATTTTGGATTACATTATCTAAAAATCCAAACGCCATTCCTCTTTTAGAGAAGAATCTGGATAAAGTAGATTGGATTAATCTTTCTGATAATCCAAACGCAATTCCTATCTTAGAAAAGAATCTGGATAAAGTAGATTTAAATAAATTATATGGACTGAGAAACCCAGATGTACTACACATAGTTGAAACATATCCTCCAGATAGGTTAAATTGGGAAAGACTATCCTGTAATCCCTATTGTATTCCCTTATTAGAAAAGCATCTTGATAAAATATCATGGATGCAATTTTGTAGTAATAAAAATCCAAATGCGATTCCTATGATAGAGAAAAATCTGGATAAATTAGATTTCAATGCTTGGAAGTGTCTATCTGCAAATGCAAATGCGATGCATTTGCTAAAGACACATCCAGATAAAGTGGATTGGAGTGAGATTTGGACAAATCCATCTATCTTTGAAGTGGATGAAGAACGGCAAATGAGAGATGCGATGGAACTTGATGAGATATTGGATGGACCGACCCCCACAAAGTGCCCAAAAATCTACAGATAAAACTGCGTATTTTCTATATGCCTTTGATTTGATAGAATATACTATGGATGATATTCTTCTAAACATGGTATAATTTTAAGTTGTTATTCATTTTATAAAATAATAATAGAAATATATCATTTAATTTAATTTATGAGTAGATATATCTCTAATTCTATAAGATGGATATTTTTTTTCAAATTCTGTTGCTTTTATGATTAGATTCGTTTCTTTATACTTTTCTTCAAATAAAGCTACTATTTCAATAAGACCATTTAGTTTAATTCCATTATCAAATATAATTGTTGGAAGAATATATTCACTTGGAATGTGTCGTTCTATAATCGCTGTAGGAAATATTTTTATACCTTTAGAATAATGTAAATATCGTGTAATATTTTGTAAAGTTTCACAATCTTTATTTTCATGAATTTTATATAATATAAATTCCATTATATATTATTTATATACACATTATACCTTTAAATGACTAATTCTTTTTATAATATAAATAAAAAATTTGGTTAAATTCAGCTATCTTTGAAGAACAGCAAATGACGGATCCAATGGAACTGGATAAGATATTGAATGGACCTAAGTAAAATTGATAAAATATAATATACATTTTTAATGAATAACAATGTATATTCCATTAGATGTTTTAAAACACATTGCAAGCTTTCTCCCCAGGTACAAATTAGCAGACTGGTTACCTAAAGATAAAATAAATTCCTATTATCTTTGTCTAAATCAACATCCCTATTTAGCTACATTCTTGCAAGAAAATAGGGATAACGTAAATATGACTGGATTAATTGAAAATTTTAGTCCAGGATTGGGTCCTGTCCTAGAGGCGTATTTTAATTTATCCATTGATAAAATAAAAGAATGGAGAACTGTATGTAAAAATCCAAATGCGATTTCTATGGTGGAAAAGTATATAGAGATAGATCCTAATTTGATTGATTGGTGGTCTTTATCTGTAAATCCAAATGCCATTCCTCTTTTAGAGAAAGATATGGACAGGATATCTTGGGTACAATTCTCAGTAAATAAAAATCCAAATACGATATCTATCTTAGAGAGAAATCTTGATAGAATATGTTGGGATTCTTTATCTTCAAATCCAAATGCGATTCCTCTTTTAGAGAAGAATCTGGATAAAGTATATTGGAGTTATCTTTCTGAATATCCAAATGCGATTCATCTTTTAGAGAAGAATCTGGATAAATTAGATGATCGTGCTTGGTCTAAACTATCTAAAAATTCAAATGCAATTTCTCTTTTAGAAAAGCATCTGAATAAAGTAGATTTAAATGAATTATGTTTTATGGAACATCCAGATGTACTACGCATATTTGAAAAAATTCCTCCAGATAGATTAGATTGGTTCTGGCTATCAGCGAATTCCTATTGTTTATCCTTAGTAGAAAAGCATCTTAATAGAGTATCGTGGTCAGGACTATGCTATAATAAAAATCCAAATGCGATTCCTATAATAGAGAAAAATCTGGATAAATTTAATAAATGTGCTTGGAGTTCTCTATCTAAAAATCCAAATGCAATGCATTTGCTAAAGAAACATCCAGATAAAGTGGATTGGAGTGTGATTTGGAGAAATCCAGCTATATTTGAAGTGGATAAAGAACAGCAAATGAAAGATGCAATGGAACTTTATCAGGCGTTGAATGGACCTAAATAGTGTAAATACTTATCAGATAGTCGGATGATACGTAACGAAATAGACGACTTTCGCAGTCAATTCTTTGAGAAGGTCATTCAAGATGAAAAAGACAAAGCGGTGGCATTGCAACGAAAACAAAAAACATGTCATCATCTATTCAACATTCAGGAGGAGGTTAGACCGAATGGATATCAATACAGGACATGTTCTAAGTGTGAATTTACGGCTTTTAAGAAAGTGACAGTGTGGGAAGGGACGAAGAGATGTACCATTTCATA